GATTTCTTGAAAACATTCGGTCTGATACGAACTGGGAAAAGGTCAAAAGCGTTGCCAAAAAGGCCGGCTCTTTCAGCGCAGATGTGATAATCGAGATTGCAAAGAACGTAGCTGTGGAAGCGGCCAAACATTTTTTAACCAACACCTGACGAGCCTTCCTACCTCTGCATTTTCCAATTCGGTTTGGATTGCCGCTTCGTTGTACCAGATCTGCTTTTCTTTGATTCCAGTTTTCACGATTTCTTTTGCGATGGTTCTAACGGCATATTCTCGCGGGCTTATCATGCCGCTGTCAATCTCAATTTTGATCTTCACTTTGTCCTCCTTCGCGTAAATCCGGTTCAGCTGCCCGCCTTTCAGATTGGCAGTCCAGCAGCGGCTCTCCTGAATCCGAGAATATCGGTTTTGCTCTAATTTGACGTATCATAGCTTCGCACAGATCCTTTACCTCTTCTTCCGATTCCAGGACTATTTTGCCATCATTTCCTCCAAAGACTTCAATTCCGCCCTCTCTCCGTGGAATCACAGACCAGCGCAGATTAAACAGCACATCCTCGTTCCCCGGAAATTCTCCGCCCGGAAGGTCAAACATTGCTATTCCGCCAGACGGTTCAATAATTTTATCATCGGTCAGTTCAATTTTGATTCCCATTTTTCAAGGCCTCCGTAACCCTCAGCACATCTTTTGCGAAACGCAGCGTTTTCGTAAGATCTTCTGCGTTTTTGAAACGGACTACGTTTCCTGCGTTTGAAATCAGTTCAACGTCACCATCCGGTGCCATCCTCACGAACCGGCACAGTTCGCCCTCTTCCCGTGCGGCCTGCTGCTCTTTGGTTTTTTCGATAAAGCAGGTTTTGAGCGCGTTCTCTGCGTCACGGTATACGCTCCTGTCACTCCGCACCAGCCTATACATCCTTCCGGGCAGCACCCGAACCTTGTTTTTATGCTTCTTTCCCATAACTTTGTCCTCCTTTGCACGAAACCCGGTAGGCCAACTGCCCGCCGGGTTATTTCTATGCCTTTTTTCGGATTTTCAGGATAGTCGTGTTTGTTTTTCCACGGCCATCGGACACGATTTTGCGGAAGCGCCTGCACATGAAGTTCCGCAGGCGGCCTTGCCTATAAGAGAATGTCACCCTCCGCCCAGGCATCCGCTCGGCTCTGTCCCTCGCGCGTGTTTAACGCACGCGATAATAAAGCGGCGCACTCCGGGAGCCGTTCCAGGTTCCTTCCCAGCTGTGCAAGAGCCACGTTCCGCAGGTACTTCAAGTGCTGCACACTGTACGGAACTTTCTGCTTCACTTCATGCCATTTTTTGTGGCTGATGTAGAACTCGGTCAAAATCATATTGTGGCCACTGTCCAGCCTGTTCATTTGTCCCTGGATGATACGCTGATCTCCCAGCAAAACCGCCCGCTGCTGTTCCAGCTGACGCAGTTGGTCTCCAATGCCCAGTTCATCCATCCGGCAGGCCATCGCCGCCGTGCTGTCCCCAGGCGTTCCGCCACGGGGCATTCCATCGGTGCCCATGCCCCGCATAGGGTCCACTTCATCGCTCAGTGCGGTACACTGACGGCGGATGATCTCTATCCGCTGCGGGATGTCCGCATAATATTTCAAGATTGCCTCCGCCTCGTGTACTTTCACTGCTCAGTCCTCCCAAAAAATCAAAAATCTTTCTTGAAAAGGGGTTCTCCGAAAACGGGTTCTTCACCCTTGACGCGCTCAACCATGGCACCCACAC